CCAACTCTCGCAAATCATCTTCTGTAAGATTTCCATCAGCGTAGTCGATGTATCCAGAGAGTTGTGAGGCTACTGCTTGGAGTTCTAATTCACGAAGTTGTGTCGCATACGCTTGCGTGAAAATATAATTGAATGAGCGCTCAGTAAAGTTCGTGAGGCCAGCGATGCTACTAGTGAGTCGGTCCCTAATTGACCGATATATCTCGTCTTGTGTTCGTGGGTCGTCTGTCATTCTTCTATCTCAAACACGAGTTCTTCTGTCCCAGCCTCTGTTGAAACCTCTACAGAAATGCTGTATCGAACTTCATTTCTCCCTCGCTCAAACCGCTGTATTCTAATACTTCCTCTGATTACTTCATTTACTCTCTCGTCAGCTTCAATAACTTTTCTGCTCCGAGACCGTATCTCTGAGGCAAGCTCTGGTGAGTCTGGTTGGCCGATGATATTTCGTAGTGTAAATGCTACTTGTACAGCAAGGTCTTTTTGAAGCTCGTCAATCCCTTCTGCTGAATCTATGTCACCCACACTGCTCAGCTGTAGGTCAAAGTTCTCATCCAATGAAAGTCCCTTTCCAAATTCAGCCATGCTATAAGTTTAGACTCCCTTTGTCGTTTGATTGTTCTTCATCGAGCGAGCGATACGACCAGGTAAAGTTACCAAATCCATCAGTTTTAATTCCATATCTGTTTGGGTCAACCCATTTCATTTCACCAGTTTTCATATTTATTTTGAACCCCCACGGGTCAGCAGCATCCATATTATTAATCTTGTTCATCTCTACCGTAAAGTGTGCCTCGTTGTCTTTGGGAGACTCATGGTACTCAAACTTGAACGGAAGAGAAGACTCCTCGGTTGGGTCAGCAGTTTCGTCTTGTCGCTTCGTCCAGCGGAGATATACTTCTTCTGGCTGAGGCTCCCCCTCACTTTCGTCAGAGGGTTCCGCAACACTTTTATCATATGAAGTATATTCTGTCTTGTACAAGTCTCCATCTCCGAGTGGTGTTTCTCCACTCTGAATACGCTTGCGTGTCATACCCGCTTTACCGAGTGGTGGCCTATTGTTATTTGTAAACGTTCCGCCGGTTATGACAGGCCGAGTCGTGTTTCCATCAATAAATGAGACAAGTACATAATCGCCAACCTTTGGAATTGTTATGTCACCAAACTGGTTTGATACGATTGGTACATTTGACAATTGCTCGTCTCCATCAACAATAACATTGACCTCAAAGTTTGAAGAGTCATCACTTTTTGTGTGTTCAGTGACAGAAATTACCTCACCTATTTTGTCGTCTCTAATCAGCTCTGATGCTTTCTGCTTTATAAAGTCTTCCTCTGTTCGTTCAAAGTTTTGCATAATTATTCTAGTAACACCTCGTTTGTGTCAGAGGGTGTAATTGTACCACGCAAGGCTTTAATCGCCTCAGATACTGATGTTATCCCTTCAGAGACAACCTCTTCAAGTGGAACATCATCAGGACCTCTCCTACCCACTGGGTCGTCGTCTTCCTGGGCCGATTGTTCGAACTCTTCTTCAAGCTCGTTGTAGCGCCCGACAGTCTGGTCAACAATATTTCCTGCCTCCTCATTCTCGTCTAATCCGAGAGATGTGCTTTGACCAGCCGCAGCCCGCCCGCGCCGCTCGTCAGAGACCGGGATCAATCCACCGAGCCTATCGGGTATTATCGGAGCAGTAACATTTATTTTTGTAGTAAAGCCATCAGATGAATTAATCCGGTGTGTTATCTTTGTTGCAGTGTATGCTTCACCGCCAAACTCTTCTGGCACAATAAGTGTATCGTTGAGCGTTATTTCAGGGTATCCAATAACCGTTATTTCGCCACCCTTTTGTTGGCTCTTTATTTCAGTGATAATTTGGTCTGCTGTTGATTCAACTTGTGTGTCTGTTACAAGGTCAGAGCTTTTATATGTATAGACTGGCTCCTTTGTTTGCCCTTCTTGTATTCGTTCAGAGCCATTTACACTTGGTTTAAGCGCTCTCTTTTTGACAATTGTATTCTCACTCACCACACCAGGATTATCAATATTGTCACTGTCTGAGCGTATTCCTGTCCCAATCACTTTTACTGATTGATATGGTGGGCTCTTTATTCCAGCGGTCGTTTCTGTGACAAAGAACAATTTGTGTCGGCGTATTTCGGGTACACCAAACTTGAACGTACCATCCTTTTTAAAGTTGAATGTAGACTCTGTCCGGCGCTCAACTTCTTTTAATAGATCATGTGCATTCCACTCAGTATTTTCAAAGTATAACTCTCTATTGTATGCACCGGTAAACTCTTGTCCATTCACGGTGAATGTTGTACCCCCTTCAGCAAGTGTTATTTCTCTATCAGCAACGCCAATATCGTTCAACACTTTAGTTACAACGTCTTTCGCCTTAATCAAAACAGTCTCAGAGCTCCCCCCACCGTCTTCTCCTGACGGTTGCACAAGTGATATTTCTCCATTTTGGATAGAGGACTCAGACGACGACACTTGTTCGAACCCCTCGTCTCCAGGGCGAAGTCTACTGATGGAGGAAACTTCATCCTCTTCTCTTCCAGAAAATGACTCAAACAATGATTGGCCTGGGTCGAACAAGACAACATCAATACTTCCATCACCTGCGCGGTATATTCGTGCAACATTGCCAGAGAAGAGTAGATTGTCAGGCTCTATAGATGTGTCACCAGTCGCGTCTTGTTGTCTGAGCAAATTACGTTTCTCTGAAAGAGTTGTGTCACATGTCAATGTTGCACTTCTCCCCCGAAACTCTGTTATATCTGTTGGTATTTCAACAGATGCGCTTGGATAGCACTTTATTTCAGCATAGTTTGAACTTTTATAATCGCTGTGAACAACCTTTGCATTTATCACAAAGAACTCGTCTGCGCCAATAGTTAGCGATGCATCAATAGAGTCAACAACCATTATAGAACCTCAGTACAATTTATTGTAAATGTGAATATCTCATTCGTTTCTGTAAGTGACACTGCTGAGCCATCCTCCAATGGGTCGGTCGAGGATGACTCAAACTGTACATCTATTGACGAGCCATCAAATCTGTCTCCACGAATTGTTCCTTGGTTGGCATATCGGAGTCCATCTATTTGTCGAGCAGTGTCTCTGAAACAAGCGCCGTCTACAGTTATTTCAAGTGGCTCTTGTCCAATTTTTTGTCTAACAGTCTCTGAACCAACAAGTTCATGCTTGACAAACCGTGCGCCAGAGTCGACAGAAATTGATGGGTTTGTATACTCAAATAGTATTTGACTGCTGTTCTCTACTGCTGCAACACTGTCGGGCGCGCTACTATCATAACTAATGTTGTCGATGAAGAACTCGGTCTTCGACTCATAAAACTCTGAAAGACTCTCTGCCGTGGAGTTTTGTGTCCCAAACTCTTGTGTTACTTGTTCTTCGTCCCCCTCTTCAACACGCACAATTGTTGATTCAGACAAGGACTCGGACGAACCATCACTATACTCAAGTGTTGCAAGCACAGATATTGTTACATTTCGTGTTGGCCCATCCGGTGTCCAATTCGTGCTAGACTGTATTGTTAATCCCTGATTTATTGTCCCACCAGCAGACCGTTCGTGTGGTAAATCATCATCAATGAATGAACCACCAACATTATATTCAATTACTGCGGTTAGTGTTCCAAAATCTTTTATTTCAGAATCTATCTCAACAGATATGTCGACACTGCTTTCAGCCTCAACAGTTGATGGGACAGAGACTCTCATATCTTCAGCCATTATTGACCAGCCCTCGTTCGGTCAAATCTGTTAGCTCGCTCAATTGCATCTTCAACTACTCTACTTACAGTGCTCTTGTCTTGTGGGTCAGCATTGATTGTCTGATTAATATTCTGCTCATTATTTTCTTCGTAGAAAATACTTGGCGTCCCTTTCGATGCGAGGAAGTCTTGAGCCTCCTCTGTGCCAGCACCAAGGTCACCTCTATCAACTTGTGTTTCTGGCGTGAGGTCAACAGTGTCAAGCTCACTCAACCCAGGTATAATATCAGAAATACTATTTAATCCAGTAATAATTGTGTTTAACGAGTCTTCAATGAGTTGTGGAAGCATCGCAAACACATCTACAATAATTTCACCGAGGCCTGTTATACCATCTTTGAGACCGCCAAACCCACCAACTCCAATCAGTTTTAACAATGCATTGATCTTTGAAGCAGCAAATTCGAACCCGGCGGCGAGAAGGTTTATTATTGCAATAAGTGGTGTGAGTCCAATCCGAATAAGCGTTGTTGCAACAGTTAACACACCTGAAAGAATAGAGATAAATCCTCTTGTGACAGTTCCAGCAACACCTATTGCTGATTTGAGGAACTCGCCCGCTGCACCAACCTTTGCTAGAATCCCGCCAGCAGAATCACCCTCGCCAGAGACGAGCCCAACAGATGCTGCGAGGTCTTCAAATAGATTAATGAGTGGTGAAAAGCCTGCTATAAGACCTTGCACTAATGCGGCGAGTGTATTCCATGACTCGATGAAGTATGTGACGAGCACATCTGCCACAACAGCGAGTATTTCTTTGAGGAAACCAAATGCTTCTCCAGCAGCAGACCGTATTTGACCAAAGTTAGCGATTATTCCAACAGCAAGCCCGCCAATAATTCCAGCAAGAAGTAGCACACCACCTGTTGCAACTGCAAGACTTGCGGCGAGTGAAAGAGCGGCGCTAGATGCAAATAGTTGTGCTGTTCCAAGAGCAAAGTTTGCAGCAACACCGATAGCCTTTGCAGCAGCATCCTTCAACATTGTTGTTCTAGAAGTATTTGTAGCAAAGATGAATGCCTTTAGTTTCGCAATAGCAGCGCCAAGTGATGCATTGTATATATTTGTTATTGCTGTAGTTAGAGACGTAGAATTTCTAAAAGACTGAAGTCTCTTCCCAGCAGAGCCGACAGAATCCCCGAATCCAATAAGTGAATCCATACCTGACTCAACAATATCACCACCGAATGACCTGATTGAAGAGCGTGCATCATCCACGCGAGATTTAACGACATTAAATGCGGTGCTGCTATCCTCAAACATTTTAAACGATGATGCAGACTCTGAAGCCTCTCGCAAGTTTTCACCACTTAATGATTCAGTAACAGACTCATATAATTCATCGCTTGTATCGGAGAAGTCGCCAACATTAAATAGTTGTGACATTATTGGCGAATCTGGGAGGAACCGGTCTGCATCCAACTGAGCCTCATCAGAGCCCACATCATCAAACAAATCGGCTGCTCTTACTGTATCGCCGTCTATGTCAATATCGACATCCTTTTCGTCTAAGTCTTCGAGCACCTCGTCGGCCAAGCTGCCTTGGATAGCAAGCTGTCGCAACTCATCAGCAGTATTGTCCACTTCATCGCTAAGGGCATCAAACGCTGCATCTGCCTGTGCTGAGTTGAAGGCAATTTCTCTGATACGAGTATTTGCCCCACCGAACACTGTGGTAAGTCGTGTTATTCCACCGAGTAGTGACGTTTGTGCTAAGAAGCCAGATATTTGTGTCGCGGCAGAACTTGTTGAAGCGGCGAATGTTCGAATCATTCCACTCGCATTGCTTGCATTTTGTGATACTTTTGCCATCCCAACCGCAACGTTTGGCAAAATAGTGAGCAAGCTTCCAAGAACACCAGATACTCTGTTTAGCGCAGCGAACATTACAAGGAATGTCACCGCATTCTCGACAGTTTGGCTATCTATTTGGTTAAGACGTTCTGCAACGTCTTCCATAATCACAGCGAATGTCTCAAACACTGGGATGAGGCCGCCACCAATACGTGTACCAAGAATAGCAAGGTCTGCAATTGTATCACCGAATTGACTAATAATGTGGCCCATATCCTCTATTCTACTAACCAACTCTGTCGAAAAGTCTACGGCATTAGCAAGGCCATTTGTTGCGCGAGCGGTGCCAGAAACAACCTCTTCGCCAAGAATAACAAATGAGTCTCCTAATTCATTGACTAGATTTGTGAAAGCTGGGCCAACCTGCTCTCTAATGTCTGACATTGCATCAGAGATTGAGTAGATGCCACTCGCAGCAGAGCCACTCGACTCAGTTAAGTCATTGAGTGTAACAGCTAATTGGTTGACAACAAATGCTGTTGCTTGAACACCATCCTTAAAGAATTGGATAACCTGCACATTTTCTAAGAGTGGGCCAGCAGCATTTAACAGTGTATCAGCAACATTTTGCATAACAACACTGAATGAGTCACCTAATCCTTCAAGTTCTGAGAACTCCTCATTTAATTGTTGTGCATGGACAAGCGCTCCAGCAGCGACAACACCAGCCATCGCTCCAGCAAGTGCAATGAAGCCTGACGCTGCTCCAAGGGCGGCCGCTCCTGCTGCACCAAGCGCTGTTAAGAGTAGCGGCACTTGTGTGAGGAAGTTACGGAGCGCAACAGTGAAGGCACCAAGATTAACAGAGAGTGACCCAAGCCCGTCCTCAAATATTTCTCCAACCTCAGACGCGGCTCGCATTGAATCAGTTGCTCTGTCAGTCCTCCGAGAGAGTTCTCGCATCGAAGAAGAACTGGCACGGATTGACTCACCAGACTCTCTGAATTGGTCTGTCAAGTCTTCGACAAAGTCAGCAGCCTCAATTGCAGTAAGGCCAAGGTCATCAATTGCTATTTTTTCAAGCCGTGCTGTGTCGGCAGTTTTCTTATTTGCTTTAGAGAGTTTTGTGTTTGCATTTCTCGCGGCGTTCTTCATATCTGCAACATTGGAAGCACTTCTGGCTAACTCTTGGAATGATTCGGCCTCCCCCTCCGAAGACTCGTCTGTCTTCTTGTTTGCGTCAGCGAGGTCCTCGTTTGCTTCCATCGCCTCGCGCTGGGCTTCACTAATTAGACCTAACTCTTGTGCGAGTTCTTCTGCTGTAACATTAAGTTCATCAAAACTTCCTATTTCTTTTTTGAGTGTTTTTACAGTTTCCTCAGCCGTGCCTGAGAGGAATTTATTTGATTTAGCAGCAGCACGCTTTGCGCGAGCAAGACCATTCCCTCCTTCAATACTATCGAGTGCATCTTCAAAGGATTCAGCCTCTTTGACCATCTCCTTCGTAGTGTTGTCACTCTCATCACCTAATCCTTCCTCATCTTTACTGAGGGTCTTTTTGGCCTCACTTAGCTTGTCTGCTTTTTCAATAGCTTCCCGTTGTGCATCATTAAGGTCGCCTATTGAGGAAAAGAGTTCTCTTACTTCATCAATGTCTTCGGTGACGCTATCAGGAATACTAAAGTTTCGTAAATTCTCAGCATTTACATCTCCTGATATCTTTGGCTCTAACTTTTTTAATCGTGGACTCTCATTAAGGGCACGTATTCGATTATTGTAATTACCTACAGCAGTCATGTACCCATTTTGGGTCCACTTAACGTCCCCACCAATCCTCGTCTTAAGCTTGACTAGCCCCTCATTTAGCTCACGTATTTCCTTATTTGTCCGTATTTTGAGCATCCCCTTCCCTGTCTGAATGTCGGGGTCGCCAGAGAGGCTGGCCTGAACATCAATTATGTCTTCACTTATTTCACGAATGTGCGCATTCGTGTTTTTCTTGAGTCCTTGCTTATTACTTGCATCTACCTTTGATGCGAGCTTTGGTTTAACTTCTAGGTCATCAAGTTCGTTAAGGCTTTCTTGAATCTCGTGAGCGTCAATTCCATCTGCAAGATTCTCATTGATACTGTCTACCTGTTCCTCTAGGTCCTCAAATGACTCAGCAGCATTTTTAATATTACTAACAGCATCATCTATTTGATTAAGGCTTCTGCTAAGGTCTCCCTTAACATCTGTATCAATTACTACCTTAACGTTTTCCGTATAGTCTGTCATGTATTGTTATAACTACTAGAAGTTATGATTTGGTGACTGTTTTTCAGCCTTCCGCTTTTTCATACGCTCGCGCTCTTGTCTTGCATGATAGATGAATTTTATCTGTGCATCTGTCAACTCATCGGCGTAGGCCTGCCGTATCTCTCCAGTTTTTTCGTCTACAACAGAGAAGTTTGTTCCTCCGTTCTCAACTGCTGAAAGAAGATACTGGCCTAACCCTGTTTCTGAAAACCTTGAATTGTTCCAGTGCTTTCAGACGATAGCTCAATAACAGCGGTTCCAAGTTCAAAGAGCATCTCAAAGTTAAGCTCTTCTACAATATTAGAAACTTGTGTATTTGTGTAATCTGGGTGGCGGAGAGAGTTTGTGCAAAGGTCCTCGAATGCATCAATAGTGTCTTCACTAATTGCATCAAGCGATTCTGTATCCTCCCGCAATCGTTCTTCAGCCTCTTCAGTATCATCTACCTCTTCTGCACCCTCGAACATTTCTTGCGGGAGGTTTTCAATTACTCCTGCAAGTGTTCGTTTATCGACTGGATGCATCTCAACGCCTTCGAGCACAGCACCAGAACTGTGCTCAAGCGAGATAGTTTCATAGTTCTTCTTTCCTTCTGTGATGCGCTTGTAAAAGTCAAGTGCGTCTTCTTCTTTCATAGTTGTAGTTTCTCCAGCAAGTGGTCGGATTAACTATCGCTTATAATTCAACCGTCGCCCTGGTAGAATAGGTGTGTTTGGGCAACAAATGGGCTCAGGTTGTACAGAGTGTCAGCGATGACACCCCTAATCAAATGCTATGTCTTAGTTGAGTGTGGCCGTCTCAGCCATGAAGTCGAACGACTGCGTGGTGCGGTCGTCCGAGGGGATGTCCTTCGAATGACTATTGAACAGCACATTCGTGAAGGTATACTCGTCTCCCTCTCCGTCGATGATTGTCATCGAACTAACATGTTCTGGAAGCGTCGTGGACTCTCCACTCCCAGTATCCCAGCCAAGGTTTCGCTCAGTGTTGGCGTTGCCTGGAATCTCAAAGGAGCCGGAGTACGTCACTCCAGTAACAGCGATACTCTGTGAAAACCCGTCCGAGTACTGGACTTCAGAGGTGTTTGCTTCCTCGGAGAAGGAAACATTTGTTACAGCTACCTCCCCATCAGAACCAGCAATCTCAAGACGACAATTCTCACCAACTTCTTTTCGGCGAGGATTACTCCCGCCTTCGTTGTAAAATACCATTGTTATTCACCTAGTTTGTGTTCACAGTGATTGTCTCATCAACACGCTTCACGATTCCGTATGGTGTGAAGGAAATGTCAATATTCACTTCATCTGGGTTGCCCGAGTCTTCGTAGACATCGACAGCCCAGTTTGTCTCAGCATCACTATTTGGCTTAATAAGGCCATCTGCGACAAGCTGACGAAGCTCGACTCGAATAAGGCGCTCAGCACGCGACCGAGTTTCTTCATCATTGATGAGCCCAATCGTGTTGTCACCAACCTGCTTTCCAATGAGGATTACACGGTCAGTGATTCGTCGAGTGAAGAAGTCTGCTGCGACCGCCTCATTCGAGCTGTATGCAGTCGAGCGATTCCCTTGTACACGAATTGCCCCACCAGAGCGAATTGGAATAATATCCTCGCCTCGAATATTGTCAGCGTCAGTCTTGCTGAACGTCTGCTCAAGGCTCTGGTATCCGTTCAACTCATCGTTGTACACAGGGTCGCTAATCGGATTACCGGCGAAGAGGCCGCCCACCCCTCCGGCAATCGTCTTAATTACATTCTCCTCACGGCCAGGAGCAAACTTGTAGAAGTACTCCTCGCTCACACTCTGATTGGCTGAGGCGTAGTTCCCCGCATCGTAGCGAGCGTCGGCCCCACCATTCTCGGCAGAGGTGTTCGCTGCATCGAGCAATTCATTGTCATTCGGCTCCGCCACACTCACAGCATTCACAAGCTGGTAGTTTGTTCGAAGCGTACTGACCTCCGACTGAAGCGAGGACGACACTGAATCAGAATCAGAGAGTGCCACATAGACACCAGTCTCATCCTCATTCACAATGCCGCGCACGTCTTCAGCCGAGAAGGCTGTGCTATACTCATTATACGTGTAGCTAAACTCGTAGTCACCAGTCGGAGCAGCGTCAGCCGCATACTCTCCGGTGAGTGGGTTCACGAATACAGTGTCATCCTCTGTCGGGGTAGAGGGGCTGCCATTGTATCGAAGTTCGACCGTGAGGTCGCCATCCATTGTATCAGTGACAGAAATACCCATGTCGCCAAGGGTATCGCCACCACTGTCAACAGACTCGCCTGTGTGTTCCACAAGCGCAACGTTGTCGAGAGAGCCAGTCTGCGTCGACTGAACCTCACTCTCGACAAAGCTGCGGGGCACTGCAACTCCATACAGGAAGTTGATGTTTGCCCCATTGGCGAGCGCCTCTTTCATCCCTTCGGCAAGTTCGGACCCTGCGCCGAACTTTGCATCTGCCTCAAGTCGAGCATTAATCTGCTCAGGTGAGGCCGCAGATACATCGAGGGTCGCATCGTCTCCTTCAACGGCGAGCACATCACTGTCACCACTTGTATCAAGTGTGTAGTTAGCCTCGCCGAAGAGAACGACCTTCTCCTCTTCACCGATTGAGATGGAACTAATTCCGCCAGAGCGAGTTTCTACACGAACGCCTGGAAATTCTCCATATGTTGCCATAAATTATGTCTCTTTATTAGTTTGATTGTCTGCCTGTACTACAATACTGCTCGACAAATCTCCACAACTCGGAGAGCTGTCACTGCTGTGTTGGTTCTGTTTGAACATTTATGCTTGAAACATTGCTGTCTGCTTCTTCGATGTATTGCTCACTTGCTGATATGACAAGTGTTTGCTCCCATCGGCGGAGTGTGGGACTTGTACTGAAATCATCTGTTTGCTCGCCACTCTGCATAGCGAATCGCCAAACTTCATCGATTGGTGTCCCATCAGGTTTTACAAGTGTGTTGTCAATCGCACTTGTCTCATACTGAATCATCTCGTCTCTGATAGCATCGTTTATCTCTCGTGGAGAGAATTGCGAACCTTGAGCGGTCCACACTGCAATCATTATTTCCAGTGTGTACAGAGATTCATATATTTTCCCAGTGACATTGCCTTGTTCATCTCGTTCGAACCCAGAGAAGTCTGTATTTTCGTCAGAGATGTACAGTTTTGGACCAGGAGAAACTTGTATTACTGGTAGTTTAATTGGTTCTGTGTCTATGTTTGGGACCCTATCAGTAAAGTTAGCAGCATCAGGAATTGTATCACTCTGCTGTAATGCATAGACAACCGCTTCAACCAATTCCTGTTTTCTAACCATTAGATGTAATCAGGTCCTCTATCAAGGCCGCCACTTGCGTCAGGTCGAAAGCCTGCTGAAACAATTGAACTCTTCACAGAGCCACGTATCTGTGACGATGCAAACGGCCACCATTTTCGTTGCGCTGGGAGCATGTAGTTGTATGGCTTATTCCCAGGATGATCTTCTATACCTGTTGAAAAGACCACTCCTTCTTCTGGGTCATACCATGTTCCGAACGGTACATACTCATCACCAGACGCTTGCGGATAGTCTGAGGGATTCTCCGGCACAAATGATAGAAGATTATCTCCATCTGGCATGATAGGATGGTTGCTTGCACCTTCTTCAATCGCAGCCGCATGTGGTGCAGTTGATGTAACAACTATATCACCACCAGACCCAACAGTGATAAAGGAATCTTTCAATGCTATTTGGCCGGGCTTGTCTGAAGGGTCTCCAACAAGTCCCATACGTACAATTGTTTGCTCAATATCATCGACCAGCTTTTCTGCCTGGTCATCAACCTCGTCCCGAACATTTCGCTCCAACGATGAATCTAACTTTTTTATCTTTGCTTTAACCGCAGCAATTTTTGATTTATTTTTAATAGTTGCCATCGTTGTACTTATTGAAACTGTCTTCGTCAACTGGGTAGTCCTTGTACTCGTCCCGAGGTGTTGGGTCACTAGTCGAGTACACGAATGGAGATGTGTCGCCAGCACTATCCTCTCCGAACAAGCCGCTGTCTCGGAGTTTATCGATTAGCTCATCGTATCTGTCACAGAATGCTTCAGCCGCATAATCTGCCTTGTCAGCCCCTGTTGATGAGAGGTCTGTCAATGCAGTGTCGTCAGGATGTTCGGCCCCCTTAGCCAATTCACACGTTGCCTTTTGTTTGATGGCAGCCCGAATCATTGTGCCAAGATTTGACATTGCTTGACCGGGTATGTCCTCTCCTTCGTTCAGGTCGAGTTCAGCCGTCGCTTCTGCAAATTCGAGGGCTGCCTGCTTTTCCCTGTTCGAGTAATCGTCAGGAATCTGCACAGGAATGTCGTCAAACTGAACGTATTTTGGAGAGTATGACATAATCGTGTGTCCGAATTGTTTAAGAGTGCCGAGCAGTATTGTGGTAGTAGGCTACGGAATGTTATCCGTCAATAAGGGCCGCCGCCTCGTCAAAGATGACGGTCCACGCCTTACGAGTGAAGGCCTGAATCACATCAGCCTGTCGCTCAGGCTCTTCATACTCATTGGTCGACATCGGAGTTCGGGTAAGCTCGTAGCCATACCGAGTCGTGTCAATCGCAAATGCCCCGTGACCATTCGGAGCAATGTCCTGCGTCGTGTCGATAACAACAGGCATTCCGGCAATACGGCCAACCTCACCAGTTCGAACAACCTCGTCACCACTCTCGGTGGCACGATTGAAGTTCGAGTCTGTCATCAGGTCGGTGTAGCCATCCACATCGACGATGAGCAGGTCAGGAGTGTAATCATCCTCGCGCAGCGCCTTCATTCCCTCAACAATATCGCTGAAGGAAAGGACACCATTCGCGTCACCAATGGTCTCGCCATCGGTTGTGTCCTGGTTGTTTGCATCAAGAACGTCGTATGCCTCTTCGTTGAGACGCTCGGCCATCGCTCGGGCAACGTCCTCAACCTCGCGGGCCTTCATCTCGATAAGACCATCAGACATGGCCTCCATCGTAAGCGTGACCTCACCCATGAACTTGTCGAACTGTACAGTCTGCTCCTCGACCGTGGACTGGTGGCGCGGTGCCTCCTCGCCCTCTCCAACAATCTGGGGAGCGCCCATGTCGTCCTGGTCGATGTAGAAGGTGTACGAGTTAGACTCAATATTGGAAGCGTCAATCTCGCGGAAGGCTCGCCGGTAGACGAGATTTTCCTGAACGACTTCCTCAACAGTCTCTCGCACAAAGTCTTGCGTAATAACGTCGCGTGTAGTAAGTGCCATTAATTATACCTCTTAGTTATCGCAGAAGAACCTCTGCGTAGTAGGCGCTCGAACCATCGTAGCGGTCATCCTCGACCGCATCAGTGAGCGCAACTGCCTGAATATCACCAGTGCCTGCCTCGAAAACGCCAGCCGCTGGGGTCAGTTCATCTCCGGCACTGACAGTAGAGGCAACCTCTGCCTTCACAGTGCCGCTCGTCTTCACATTAGCGGGCTGCCCTGCCGTAATCGGCGACGGGTCGCTCGGGCCACCACTGTCACCAGCGCGTGGGTAATTCGAGAGCACACCAATCGTCACAGCGGTGGTCCCATCTGCTTGTGCAACAACGCCTCCGTCGACCATCACAGCCTGCCCTGGACGGACAGAGCCAGTCACACTCCCACCATCACCGTGCGGGAGTCCAACATAGTCACCGTGGCGTCGGGTCTCGTCACCGTAGCCAAGCCCACTGAAATCAGTCTGTTTGCTTGCTTCTGCCATTATTAGTTACCTCCAAGAATCTTGTTCCGAAGCTCTTCCTGCTTCTGCGAGACCTCGTCCGAGAGGCTCTCTTCACTCTGCGCGTCCGCCGAGGCTTCCTCAAGAGATTCCTCCGAGGGGTCCTGCGACTTCGTGTCAGCATCGCTCGACTCGGCAAGCTCATCGACTTCACCAATCTGGTCTTCAAACTTCTCTCGAAGCTCTTCAATCGAGAACTTGTCGGCCAGCTCCTCAGCAGTAAAGGCCGGATACTCTTGCGCAAGTTCGTCGGCATACATGCCTTTCACCTGCTCTGCCTCTTCCTTAAGCTCCGCAAAGCGACCGGACTCGACTACAATAGCGTCCTCTGCTTCGGCAAGCGCCTCCACATCAGAGCGGTCAACCTCGTCGAGAATATCGGTGCGCTCTCGGAGTGCTTCAAGAGACGAGGACATCTCCTCGAATCTGTCTGCCTTTTCTCGGAGCGACTCGACCTCTGATGCCTCAACAGCAACAGGCTCGTCGAGTTCCGAAAGCTTCTCCTCAATATTTTCTGTCATATTAATCACGTTGTTTTCAGCAATCGAGCCCAAGTCGCTCTCTTTGGATTTAGAAGCGTCCCAAAGGTCATCGCCGGAGAGGACTCGCACTCCGCCAACAGTATTTTCTCCTGGTGTTGGGCGACCAGGTGCCATCTCCTCGCCAAAGTCTTTGTCGAACTCATCATTGGCCAATTCGTTGACCATTCCGACAATCTCTTCTTCCTTTTCCGAGGGGAGGCCATCTACTGCGCTTACCCCACGACCGCCCTTCACTGCAACGAGTCCGTTAAGGCTAAGCTCTCCCTCTGGGGTCACAACGGGGAGCTTGTAATCGCCAAAGTTGTCTGCTGGGAAGCCGGACATTGAGATGAAGAAATGATTTCCAATCGTCTCCTTCGCATCGTCAGGAAGCTCGTCGTAGGTGTCATACTCATCGTCCCACCCGTATGCTTCCATAATTTCGGTGAGGGTTGGCGAACTCCAATCAGCTTCGGTCGTCCCCTCATACGAAGGCTCGTGCATCTCATACTCCTGCAACTCCCCTACATCAGACAAAACGCCCTCATCTGCAAGGTAGGCACGCATCTCGTCTTCGTCCATACTATCCTCCCCGTACATTGAGCCACCCATTTCTGACATTGCGTCAGCGTATTCTTCGTGGGTTTCTCCTGGCATCCACATGCCGTCCATCTCATGAACACCATCGAGACCCATCTCTTGGGCCATCTCCATTGCGTCCTCCTTGGACGAGAACATGTGCTCTTCTTTCATCATTGCCATATTTTCTTCATCGATTTGGTCGAGTTTATCCTGCGCCCAGTCGACGCCCTCATCTCCGCCCCAAGCTTTCCACATCATCCAGCCACAATCGGCACGCCCCTCGTCCGAGTCCATCTCGCTGTTTTGGCGGTGTCGGTTGAATGCAGACATTTTCCCAACCTCTGCACGAGAGATGCCCTCACCTTCAGCGAGTTGGCGGGCGCGCTTCCATCCAACGTCAGTCCCGCAATCGTTCGGATTGTCGGTCTCTTCTTTTGCGTCAAGAGCCATCTGGGCATTCTCAGATGCCGCCTCTGGGTAATCTGAGTAACTTTTGGCGAGCGTCTCTTGGGAATCATCGTCTGCCTCAACGAATCGCTCAGGTTGTCCCATACGCGAATCGTATAACTTTGGCTCGGACGAGAGTGAGCGCTCACTACCCTCAGTTCGGTCAATCTCTAAGTCATCAGATGAGCGAATCCACGACGCAAATTTCTTAATTGTTGGCTCGCCTCGCACTTCATCCATGAATCGGTCGAGCATGGATTTGACTCCTGTATCATGCGAGGGTGTAGCATCCTGACTCGGCGTATCGGACGAGGTGATGGACATCTCTGCCTCCATCTCACCCATACTGTGTGGCCGAATGTCAGTGTAACCTGCGGTAATTGTGTATCCGGTCGAGGTGAGTTTCCCTTTCTCCTCAGTCATAATCTCGACCATCACAACATCTCGCTCCTCGTCGTTGTGCACGACCTTGCCCATAAGTGCAGGGTGTACCTGCCACTCTACAAGCTCGCCATCTCTAAATTCGCCTGGGTCAACAGGCGCATTCTCCTCAGACTTTTTCGGGTGCCCGTCTGGGAGGAGGTCATTGTCTTGTTTGTAGGCATCATTTTCAGGATTGCCATTTCGGACGAGGTAGAGGAAGGCATTGACGCGAGCATAGCTCCACTGCTGTTGTGTCATTCCTTCTCTATGGGTATCGTTGTAGGCACCCATCCCTCGCTCGTACACATCTTTGAGCATTGAGTAGGTGACCTTCTTCCCATCCTCGTCACCATGCTCTTCATTGTGTTCTTCGACCTTGTTTTTCAACCCTTGCTCAACTTCATTACTCACAAGCTCGGCAGACTGAGCATTTTCCTCAGCGTACTCATTGTCTGCTGGTTTCTTTCGAGGGTCGCCATCATCAATTGCATCAGCGAACTCGTTCTGCTCTCGTGGGAAGTTACCCCATGGCTCGACTTCCTCCATTTCTTTTTCAATGGTTTCGCCATCGGTCTCCCACTCGCCGTCACTATTTTGTGTCCAGACCTCGATGGTAACAGTGTCGTCGCTCACCTCTGTGGCAAATCCGTGTTCTTCAGTTGTGTCAGAGGGATACCACTGAACCCAATCCTCGGCCTCAACATCGTATTGGTCTACGTTCGAGCGACCAAGCTCAACACTCATGTCAGAGACATTTTTCGGCTTCTCGGCCGAGCGGACAGACTCCTCATAGTGGCCAATTGGCTTCCCTGTGATTGGGTGATAGGAGCCGTCTCGCTCTTTGTACATTCGAAGGGCATACAGTATCTCGCCACCCTCAGGCGACATGCTACGAGAGCCACGGAAGTTGGGCAAATCATCGCCCTCCTGATACGAGCCGGTGACCTTGCCAATCTCGGTCGAGTTACGGGTGTCCCAATTTACCCAATCGCCACGACTATAGGAAGCGTCGGCCATCTCTTCTTCATCGTATGAGGCTGAGTCCTGTCGCTCCTCGCCCGATTCACCGTTCATATTGTAGGAGGGTTCCCAGTGGCCGCGAGCCACTTTTTCGACAACATTTTCTTTCGCCTCTTTCCAGGTGTCGCCCTCCATGTCGCCAACAGTGACCATGTCTCCATCAACAGATGCAATCATGAGCATCACATGGTTTACTGTCGAGTAGAATTTCATCCCTGACTCGATTGGGATGTCACCCTCCCACTCACCTTCTGCAATTGCGTCCAACACTGAATCAATAGGCTCGCGCCACGAGCTGCCCTCAGGGTTTTTCACTCGAACAATGTCACCCTTTACTTCGGTGATTGTGAGTGGTTTGTCATTGAGTGTCGAGAAGAATGTCATCCCTTCTTTGATGAGCATATTCTCCTCGACCGAGCGGTTTTCCTCCGCTGCTTTCATCGATTGACCGATATTTTCCTCATCGACTTCCCACATTGACAAATCATCAAGTTGTACGTCCACAACTTCTTCGAGCGAGCGCCACATCCCGTCAGAGTCTTGCTCGTATTTGTCAACCTCGATGGTCCCCTCTTCTGGGAGTGACACAGTGATTCCATGATTTCCATCCCATCGAACATAGTCGCCAGCGCTAATCTCTTCCAACTCGGCCGAGTCGAGCGAGTCCGTGAATGCGGAGAGTTCGGCCGCACTTAACTCATCGTGTGACCCAATCTCAAGCGAGTTTGATGGGGACGCACCTGTGGGAACAATAGATAAATTATCGAACTCAATGTCTTCGACAATCTTTGCGCCCTCATCATTTTCTTCGAGCGAGTCAACGTCTGCATGGAAGCCACGGATACTCACTTCCAGCAGGCCATTCTTCACCTTTGTTCCAAGGTCCTCGTCGTAGAGTTCGGCCTCATAGATGACACCAGTGCCATCCTTGTAGCCAGCCTTTGTCACTCGTCCGACAACTCCCTCGGCCGAGTTCTCGTGGTCTACGACAAGATTTGTTCCTTTGAGTGAGTCTGCTGCCTCCTGCAACTCTTCGGCAGGCCAGAGCTTCTTCACACCAGATTGGCCAACAGTAACATCGTCTGCGCCAAGTGCTACACCATGTACGGTAAATGGCGGGCCATCCGACAACTCTGAGAGATAGACACCGCCGTGTGGCGATGTTTCAAACTCGACGACAGTTATTGCACTCATGTTATAGCTCACTCATATACGAAAAGAATCGGGCGATGCTACTCGACGAATGATTGCAGTGTCGCCCGATTTCAGTCATCTATTAAATACTTTATGTTTCGGGGGTATATAAAGGGGTGCTGCTTGTTTGAGTGGTAGTGATACTTTTGACCGAAAGATTTATATACTTGGAGCACGTAGCGGTTAGTACAAGGATTGGGAGAAGAGTGAAGAATGTTTCTCTCTTCTTCCGAGGAGATTTATATTATATATGTAGTGTCTTACTCTATACAATACATTCACTACCCTACTCATACAACACACTCACTACTCTCACTACAGTAGAGATATTACAACAGCAGTGATATGATTGTATCAATGGTAGGCTATTGATTGTATCAGTGTTGGGCTATTGATTGTATAAGAAGTAGGCTGTTGATTGTGTCAGTGGTAGCTGTTAGTCGTAACAGTGGTATACTACACCTCATACAATCTGTGTCTGCTGTGTTATATAATTATCGTCTACAGCCCTTCGACTAGTGACTCTATTTCACTTATTGGAGTTTCTGTCCAATCAACATCAATAGATACGTC